AGGCCCCACCGGGATGCCGTAGGTCAACACGTCCGCGCCTACGGGAATCGCAAACACCGTTTCGTCGTGGTAGCCCTCCACGATGACGCGCGTGCGGATCTGGGTGTAGTCGTACTCTGGCGTGAACCCACGCAGGGAATACAGGGAATTGGTCAGCGTGGCCGGGTTCGGGGGGGTATAGGCACCGCTTTGTCCTGCCGCCCCCCACAGATGCACCCGCTTCGCGGTGTCGATGTAGAACCCACCACTCAGCAACGTGGCCAGCCGCGAGAGGGCCTTCGTTGGGGGCTCGTTCTCACAGATGAACTCGTCCACCACAGGCAAGCTCGCTTCCACGGCATCCGCTGTGAAGCCGCTCATGTAGGCCACGATCGCGTCAGCGATGGTGTTGCCGGTCTCACCGACGAAGACAGCAGAGACGTTGCGCCGATTCGCCAGCAGGCGCCAGTCGGTGCAGGAGACGACATAGCGCGGATACTGCCCCGAGCGCAGACGGCTATGGCGGATGTTCGTGATCTGGCCGGCGAACTCCGCGTTCGCTCCAGTGCCCAGACCGAAGGTCACGGACATCCCCACCGTAGGCGTAAAACCGGGATTCCTCGAGACGGTGAACTCTGCCGAGTCCGGCTCGTCGTTCTTGTTCAGGGTGATGCGGTGCGGCTCTTCCCACAGCACGGACGACGTGCGGTCGGTGCCGTTGATGAGGACCACGACGTTGGGCGTGAAGAACCCGAACCGCGAGGCGCCGAATCGCGCGATCCCGAAGCGCGCCTGCTTGTAGGCGAGGTCTGATCCAGAGATACCCACTAGACCGCCCCCACCGGCTGCCGACGCCGGACGGCCCGACTGAGCACATCCACCACGACCGTCTCGATGTGCCTGTCACCGACATAGATCGGGATCGTCAGCTCGCGAGCACCGCCACCCATCACATCGCCCGGGCGCACCACGGCCTCGACCCCGTGCAACTTCACCCACTTGCCAGATCCGAAGTTGCGGAATCCATTCGTGCCGCCCGCGAAGCTGTTCTCGCCGTCCTCTTCCTCTTGCCCGGGCCGCCATCCGTCCAGCGCGTCCTCGATTCGGCGCACCGCATCCTCGAAACTGGACTGCGTGCGCGCGGACGCGAGCATGTCGAAGAGCTCGCCGCTGCCGGTCAACTCGTGCAGCTTGTTGGCCAGCACGCGGAACCCGCTGCCCTCGCCGGTGCCGCCGGGGCCAAACTGTGCGATGAAGGCATCGCGCGGGTCGTTCACGAGTCGGGATTCCTCGGACCTGAAGGCGTTCCACACAGCCCTGATGGCGCTGACCGCAGCACGAGCCGCTGAGACGATCCCGCCGATGCCGCCGACGATGCCCATAAAGCCATTCAGAATGGACATCAGGCCGTCGCCGCTCGTCAGCTTCTTGAACGAGTCCAGCACTGCGTTGACGCCAGCCTGTGCCGGACCAACCATCACCGTCTTCAGCTTGTTGAACTCGCTCTCGATGCCCAGAATCATGTCGGGGACGTAGGAGTTGCCCACGACCTTGTCGTACATGTTGGCGAAGAAGCCGGTGACGGCGTCGATCTTCCCCTTGATGGAATCGACAATCGCCGCGAACTTGTCCACCAGCCACGTTTTGACCGCGGTGTAGACGTTCTGGACGATCGTGGAAATCTTGTCCCAGTTCTTCCAGACCGTGACCACCATGCCGACCGGCCCAAGCAGCGGACCAGCAGCCGCGAGGAACGGCACGACCTTGTCTACCAGCCATGTCTTGATCGCGGTGTAGACGCTCTTGACGAAGTCGGAGATGACGTCCCACTTCTTCCAGACCAACACCACCGCACCAATCGCCACCGCAAGGATGCCGATAGGTCCAAGGAATGGGAGGATGGCTGTGAACGCTGCCGGGAGCGTGACCGTGAACAGGGTGGAGATAGCCGTGAACGCGGCGACAGGGCCGCCAGCCATCATCACGATGGACGCCAGACCTTGCAGGCTCGGAGCGAGCGTGCCCACGGCCCCAACCACGAGCTGCATCGACTCCGGCATCTGCAGGAACAGATTGAGCAGGGGTGTGAGCGCCTTCGCCTTCAGGGCGTTGATCTGGCCCTCCGTCTTCGCCCAGGCATCGCCCATGTCGTCGGCGGCCTTGACCGTCGCATTGGACATCACTGGCGCCGCCGCCCCGACTTCCTGAAAGCCCGCCTTGATGGCAGGCAGAAGATCCAGCGCACCCTTGCCGAAGATTTGATTGACCGCGTGAGCCTGCTGGAGCGGGTCTTCCATCTTCCCGATGGCGTCCGCAATCTTCGTAAAGGCCTGGTCAGGCGACATGGCCTTGATGGCGTCGATGTCCAGGCCGAGCTTGCCCATGAGCGCCAGCACGCCCTTGCTCGGATCGGCCATCGTGTTCGCCATGCGGCCCATCGCCGTGGCGACTTGGTCCATCGAGCCGCCGCCCTGCTCGGCGGCAAACTTCAACTTCTGCACAGCCTCGGCCGAGATGCCGATCCGCTGCGCGGTGTCCGCGATCTTGCTGCCCGCGTCCACGATGTCGCCCGCAACCTTGCCGATCGCCAGAGCGCCCAGCGTGGCACCGAGCGCGCGCATCCCCGTATTCAGGCCCGCGAAGGAACTCTGCGCGGAGCGAATGCCGGACGAGTACTCGTCCCTCAGGCGCAGAATCGCCTCGATGACGCCGATGTTCACAGGCGCCCCACCGCCCGCAGGCCGAACAGGTCTTCCGCGAGTTGCTTCATAGGTGACTCCGGAACCTTCTCCCAGTCCTTCATCGGCGTGGACTCCAACTGCCGCACCGCCGCCGCGAAACTCCGCACCGCCATCAGCTCAAACAGCGCCCCGGCCGGCAACCGATCCATCTCTGCTTCCGCCTCACTTGGGAGGCAGCCGTACGCCTGACACACCCCGTCAATCACCAACTGCGTCGGCGGGGGCTCCTCGTCCACAATGGCGAGGAACACCCGCGTTAGGAGTTTTTTGTTTCGTCCTCCGTGCGCGGGCGGCTCATCGCGATGATCTGTTCCGCCGCCCACACCGCGGTCGGCTCATCCAGCGCCGCCTTGTGCTCGGCGTTCGCCTCCACGCCGTCATACCCCTGCCCACGCCACGACGCGATGCCCCACGCCAGCAACTGCTCTCGGTCGAACTGCGAGACGTCGTACTGAAACGCACGCATCCGCTTGCGAGCGCGGGCCGTCGCTTCCTCGTCGGTGTCGGTGCTGGTGAGGGCTCGGATGAACTCGGCGCCGAAGGCCTTGGCCTCTTCGCGGTTCTTGTCGGACTGGATCTTGCGGGCGGACTCGAGCTGCTTCCACGTCAGGGTGCGGAGCACGAACTCACATCCAGGCTCGTGCGGGACTGCTATGGTCTTGGTGATGTTGGTGACGATGGCCATGACGCTCCTTCGAGCGAGAGGCGGCGGGCGTTGGCACCATGCGAAGGCCCGCCGCCGCAGTGAATGCGCTTATGCCTCAGTGACCGTTCCGGTCGGCTGGAGCTCCACGGTGTACTTGGTCAACTGGTTCCGGGTGGCCTGCCGGGTGTACTTCTTGATGTAGCACTCGACGGACGTGGTCTTGGTGCCGCCCCAGGTGATGGTCAGCGTGCGCGTGCTCGTCGCCACCGTTGCCGCGGGAGCATTGAAGATGGCATCCGGGCCGGTGGTCGAGGTGTCGTCAAACCACCCGCTGAGCGTGATCGGCTCCATCTTGCGGATACCGACCGGCAGCGCCTCGAACCACGAATCCCCGAAGGAGTGCGACTCCTCCATCAGTGACTCGACGCTCACCTCGTTGATTTCGGTGACATACTGCGTCATCGTCTGGGGTGACCCGCCGCTGTCATCGAACGCTACGACGATGCTTGAGGAACCGTACTTCGCCATGTGATCTGACTCCTGTGCTGCTGAGAATGACGAGGCCAGCTCTCAAGCTGCCTCCGCACCGTAACCGCGTGTCTAAGCCCCTGCCGTGCGCGCTCTTTGTCTTCCTCGCGCTCGGCTTCCGCCAGCCTGATCCGAAAAAACCGCTCCAAGTCGCGCGCCGCGTCCGTGTGGCGCTCGATGAGCGCGTCCGATGGCATTACAGCCGAGCCACCCCGCACATCACCGTGATAGACCCCGAACCCGTGACGTTCCCGTCGAACGCCAGATGCCGGTTGACCGTCCCCGACGACGTACCGCGCTGCGCGGTCGGTCCAGACGTCACATTGGAGAACGTGATCAGGTCGGCATAGGTGACGTCGTCTGAGCTGTGCCGAACCTTCCCCACGAACCCAGAGAACCCCGAGAACGCGGTGACCTGCATGTAAGCCGCTGCGCCGCCCGAGCTCGACGCGCCCGCATCCTGCGAGTCAGCCCCGGTCGTGTCCCAGTCCGCCGTCTTGGCCTCGAGCTCCTGGATAACGATGCACTCGTCCACCTGGCCGCTGACCGTCACCTCGGCGTTGAACTTGTGCAACTGGTTCCGGGTGGGCGTGCGGTTGTACTTTCCGAAGTACGCCCCCTCTGCCCCGACGAACTTGGCGCCGAGCGTAGTGTTCGTCGCGTAGCCGTAGCACACGATCCGCGACGTCGTCTGGCCGATCGCAATCGCGTTGCTCGCGTTGCTGGCGTCGTCATAGAACCCGGACGCCGTCACCTTGGCCTTCCGCACACCGACCGGCGAGTGCGCCTGGTAGGTGTTACCGATGACGGTGGATTCCTCGAGGACGCCTTCTTTCTCGTCGTTGAACTCGGTGAGATAGCCGCCCAGGTCCGCGCCGTCCACCAGCATCCACGCCGAGCTGCTGCCGTATTTCGCCATTACTGGGCCTCCGGCTTCGGCACGATCAGCCCCTGCTCAACAAGCCAAGGGAGGCTCCTGGGGTCCACCTTCTCGCACGTCTCGCCAGGTGCCGCCTTGACGTCCTTGCCAGACTTGCCGGTCAGCCTGACGACCGCGATGTAATCCGCCCCGTTCATGCCGACTCCTTGAACTCATGCCCGCAGACACCGCACAGATCCGGCTCCAGCCGCCCCATGCTCGAGCACACCCGCTTGTCCGCCGTGGCCTGACAGCGTGGGCACTTGGTGTTCGCCTGCACCTTGGCCGGCGGGTCGATACGCCCCAGCCCCGTCATCCGAAAATCTTCCGCGTGATGCGCGCCACCAGGTATTGCCGTGACTGGTCCAGGGTCGTCCACACCCAGCCGGCATTGCCCTCGTCGTGCCGATACCAGTAGCGTTCGTGCTGCACCAGCGCGTAGGGCCGCGGGAGCCCTTCACCGAACCGCACCCCGACCGAGACTTGCTCGGTCGTAATCACCGCCGGGATCAGCCGACCGGACGCTTGCAGGTCACCGGAGAAGACCGGCGTCCGGTTCTTCATCTC